TCAGGGCAAAAACGAATCATTTCCATTACAAACTCCTTTACGCTTCTTGCCATTCAACAAATTGGCCAAATACCAAAGCCTACTGCGAAGCTTTTTCTGATGCTTGATGCTGTCCGGCTTGGCATCAATAAGCAAGTCCTCGAGCCAGGAAAATAACTGCTCGATCTTGCGGCACTTGGGATGATACAAGGCCGGTCGACCATAGCCAGAGTAAGGAACCAAGCGGCCACAAATGGGAAATCGACTTTCGTATGTCATAATGCCAGCTCATCAAACATAAAGTATGCATCCAGATCGTTGGACAGATCACGCCGCCGCAGCCAAAGGAACGCACCAGATAGCACGATGCCGTGATTGCATGCGGTGGACAAATTCCGAAACCTTACTACCTTTTTTCTTTTGCCTGTGCAGGCTACGCAAACGTGATTCCAGGTAGCCCTGGCCGAAGGCTATAACGCCCTCGATATCATTTTCCTTTCGTTGCAGGATGGCGCCGAGACTGATGGTGCAACCGGCGATCAGGTCAAGCAGGTGCTCGATGTTCTTTGTCGGGACTTTCTTGCGTCGAAACACGGTGTACAGGTTATTTGACCAGTTAACAGCCTGGACACTTTGCCACCAGGGATGCATAACGGCTCGATCCTGGTGCCGGTTGTCGCGATCAACTGTGTTTTGAGCAAAGCGGGTCCAGTCTACGGTCAGGTACTTCCAGACACCGGCAACCTTTTCCCGCAGGTCTTCCAGGCTATGCACATGCATCTGTTTGAGCACCGGCCGCCGGAGCTGAAATTCAACACGGGTGACGGCGGTTTCGTTGTAGGTTTCCTTTCCCCAGACAGAGGCGAAAACGAGCTGTTTTGATGCGTCGTGCTTGAGCTCGAGTACCTTGTCGTAAACCCGCAACATGATATCGCCCTTGCCGATCCGAACCCCGGTTTCATCGGGTTTTTTTGGCTCGAAATAATCATCCTGGCTATCAGACAGGCCGAGTCTTCCTATGTCCTGGGATAGGGTAACGCCTTCCAGCTTGCGGCGGTCATGATAGGCGCTGAACTTGTTGGCCCTGGTGATCCAATAGCGATAGTTTTCAAGGGGCAGCGATTCTATGTCCTGGCCGATGAAATCCGAGCACAGATGCACTTCGGAAATGGTGTTTTTCACGACATGGAATCCGTAATTTTCGAGCAGGTCTTCAACGGTTTGCAGCACGGTGTCAAAGCCGGGATTCCAGCAGGACAGGGAGCCGATATCAACCAGGACGTTCGGAGTATTCATGTCTTTCCGGCGGGAAAAGAAGATATGCAGATCACCGCGGGAGATGTGGTAGGCATAGCCGCCATGACGGCCGGAGGAATGGACATTGAAGATGAAGCGATCTTCGCCGTTCTTGTCCAGGGTGATCGGGCAAACATCATGGCAAAGTTTTGCGTCCATCTTGGCGCTGTCGAGGATTTCGAATAGTTCGTTCAGGTCAGAACCTTTTGAACTTTTGTTCTCAAACACGGCATAGAATCCGATCTTTAACCGGTCAAGGCCTTTGGCGACTTCGACCCCCCATGTTATTCCAGCTTGGGGGGTCGAAGGGGAATCGGACAAAAAATCACCTGACACGGAACGATCCAGTACAGCCATAAAATGAACTCCTTTTGCGGTTGTGCCCCTTGCGAGGCTTGGCTTGAAGGCCGCCGGACCCCCTCCCTTCGGGAGGGGGGACCGTCACCCCTCAAGCCGGGATGAATCGCGTTTCTTGCTGCCGAAACACTTGAGAACCTTTGAGCCGGGCGGAATTTCCGGGACAAGCGCGGTAACGCCATCCTGCAGTATGACCTTATAGGAAAAACAAGTTTGGTCCCCGGAGGTACCATCGTTCGGTTGAACAGCTTGCTTTGAAGGATCAGAGGTCGGGCCGGCGGAGTGCTTGCCGACTTTCTTTGCGGATGCTGCGGCGGTGGCCATGGCCTTGTTGGCGCCAAAGATATCGCCGGTGGCCAGGCTCGACTTGCTGCCCAGCCAGATCACACCGAGAAGTACAACGGGGATTGCGTAAAACACCGGGTGGCGCAAGACGTTGACCGTCTGCATGATGCCTTGTTCTTTGATATCGGCGGAAGCATACGACTTGTAGCACTGGAAAACATTTTTTTGATACGAGCAGGTTTCCTTGCTCAGGGGCTGGCCGTTGTGATCGTCGCCGGAGTAGGCATACCGAAGATATTTGTTGCTGACCATGGATCCGAAAAAATTCACCTTCCGGTAATAGTAGGTCCACTCGATCAGAGAGCGAACGTGTTTTTCTACCTTCTCAAGGTCCTGGGTGATCAGGACCAGGTCGCAGCCGATATGCCGGTGGGTGGATGCCCAATCAGCAAAAATGTTGTTGGCGGAGGATTGCCAATTGCGGTTGCTGAAAAGTTTATGGACCTCGTCAATTACGATCAGGGAGCCGGGTTCCACGAATTCCCAGAAGCATTGCATCTCGGCATTGGTTTTATGCCGAAGCTGACGGGAAAGCTGGAAATCATCCAGGCCGGTATAAAGTTTGATGAATTCCTGACAAAAATCGTCTTCGAGGCCGTCGATATTGGTACAGACCACCTTCCCGGACTTGAGGTTATCAAGGACCTTGCGCACGGCATCATAACTCTTGCCGCTGCCCGGGGTGCCTACGAAACCGAAAATCATTGTTCTATATCCTCGTGAGAGCGGCGGGAATAAGGTTCAGGGTAATGCGCAGGATGTAAGCAGAAGCGAGGATGGCCAGGCCCTGGGGAATGCCGATTGCGTTCACTACGTAGATGAGCTGCGGAGGCATGCCGGTCCAGGCGACAGCGGTTGAGGATGCAAAACTTGAAAAATCCAGGGCTAAGATAATCCCTTCAATTGCAGTAAGAACGCCGTCAAAGGGGAAATAGAGAAAGGTTTTCAAGACAAACATCAGGCCATCCAGCACCCAACCAAGCAGGGTCTGAATGGTAGTGAAAAAACCGTTGATGAACGCCATTATGCCGGACATGAAAACCTCTATTTTTTGAGGGTGACAACACGAACAGCAATGAATGAAAAAGCGGTGATAACGATCCCGCGCAGGACAACCCACATTCCGGCCAGGTCGGCAAAGTCGAAAACATGGGCACCGAATATCTGACCGCCCTGGATCGTCATGGTGCTGGTAGCGGAATCAGGGACATTGCCGAGGACTGCATTCGGAAGGCTGAAAATTGATGAGCCCTTCAATGAATTATTGAACTGGCGCAGACGCTCAGCAAAATCAACTTCGGGCAGGGTGTAAGGGCCGGAAAGGCCAGAGGGGTTATATGGAATATCTGGTGTCTCTTTTATTGTTTCAAGTTTTGCTTCTTCGACGTTGGCGTCATTTTTTGCCTGATCCGCGAGGGATTGAGCGGCATTAGCGGCAGCTTGTAAAGATGCATCTTCCGGATGCGCGTCAGCAAGAGCTTGCGCGATATCTGCGTTAGCCTGAGCCATTTCAGCAGCTGCCTGTTTTGCGGCCTCTGCATATTGTTCGGGTGTGATAGCTTGAGGCATTGATTTAATAGCAGATGGATTTTGGACAGCAATTCTATCTGTTTCGTCCTGCCCTGCCTCAGTATTGGGGTATGCTGCGGCGAATCGTTTAGGATCAGCGTACGTATTAGGGACCGGATAAACAGAATCAGTTGTTGCTGCTGTGGTAATGGGACACGTGGATGCGTAACACAATCTGTTGCCGCTCGACGCAACAACATACCCATCCTCGTACGGACCAAAAATCAGAAGTGTGTAACCTGTGTTCGTCAAACGTTGACCGCCAATTTCAACAGGAGCTAATGTTACATAATGACGTTTAAAAGCTGTATATATATCCTCGTACGGATAAGCATAAAATCCACCTGTTAGAGTTACAGCGCCAACCGTAAGAATTTTGCGATTGCCAGATGTTCCCGCAAAAACATCATTTACAGCAGGAGAAATAATTGGAGTTTGCAGTGTTGCAGCAGTCGCAGCGGGGCCAAGTGAAGGGAAAGAAGGAAGATTAGCCTTAATCCACTCATACGCTTTTGGAAAATCAAGTGTGTATTGAGATTGAAAACCCCGTAGACCTGCCGTTGCACCCTCTCCGAACATTCGAGCGACTATTACCTTGCGGGAAATATCACCCGTGATCGAATCCACAGCGGCGTTGGCTTGATCAAAAGTGGGAGGCTTATACACTCCGGCACCGGCAACCATTACCCCTGAAGCGGCAATAATGCCTCCGACTGCAACAACAGCAAGAGGGATGGCCGCATGTGCAGGCCGAAGACCAAAAGGACCCGGCGTGATCTGAATCACCACCACCATGACAGCGGCAATCAGTGAACGAAATTTGCGCATATCCGCACCAGGTTCTTTACAATCCCGATTACTCCGAAGGCCGCAAAGAGCAGCACCCAGAACGTGCGGGTTTTCAGGGAAAGGATGTCGAGTTTCATAGCACTCTTAAAACTCGGACAATCAAGGAATAGATGGATACAACAAGGAGAATCCCGGCAACAGGAAGCGCAACACTCGAAAAATCGGCAACCAGCAGGGAAACGTTAAAGCCTTCGGGTAAAGTCATCATGGCCCTAAAACCTCAAGGTTGATGCCAGCGAAAAAGCCAGGCCGCAGAAGCCGCCAAGCAAAAAGGAAATCATCTCTGCATCCATTATCAGCGGCCTCCTATCTTACGGATGACGGAAAACAACACGGCAACCACCACACCGCAAAACCAACCAACCATGGTCACGCCGAGGCCGGCGCCAAAGGATGAAATGTCCAGGACCATATCAGTGCTTCCAGTACATGAAAATTATGGTGCAGATAAAGGCCACGATGTAGGTGAACAGCTTGATCAGATCAGAAATTTCAGTGATAGATAAAGTCGGCATCAGCTATCCCTCTCCATGCGTAAAGACCCGTATGCGGGGCCGGACACAGGCCGGTTGGTGAAATCGTGACCACCGGCAAAACTTTTCCTTTCAACTCCACGGAAACCATATGGCACTTCATAACTGGATGAATCGGGCTGCATTCCCAATTTGCCAACGCGGGGAACGGTAAGGCGACCAGTAAGCTGTTTGCGCTGTGCCAGTGACTGAACGCGAGAATCCAAAACGTCCAAGACCAAATCAAAGCCCATGGCAATAAACGACAAGAGAACCATGCCAACTATCGCGGTAGTCAGGTCGGTGATCAGTCCGCCGGTCAGGTGGGATATAGATTGAAAAATAAGGTCAATGGGATTCATTCGTTACCTCGTTTGCTTTCGGCCAGATGTCAGATCCGATCAGGCAGCAGAAAGAAAAGGAGGAAGGGGGCTTGCGCCCCCCGCCAAAACAGACCGCGGATTATGCGCGGCCCATGCTTTTCCGAACGTACTTGTAACCCAGGAAAAGCAGGTTGATCCCGATGAAGGCCACCAACAGGGTGGAAACGTTGGTGGATACACCGGTCACATTTACTGCGTCGAAAAGATCCTGCATTGCGAAGCCTCATGAAAAATGAATTGAACTCAGCGCATGATAACGCGGAGCAAAATGCCACCACCGACAACAATCAACACCAGCATCATGATGCCGCCCGTTGCGGTCAACATGTCCGTTTTGATGCCGTCAAACATTGTGGTGGAAACCAATGGTGTCCAGTCCATCTGAAACACCTCCTTGAAAAATGGGAGCCGCCCGGCCAAAGGCTAGCAACCCGGTTACGCCGCCCAGGCGAAAATCAGTTATGCAGCGTCGTCAAGCCACAGGTCGGGGGTGTGGTTCACCTTCCCGGACTGTGCTTTCCAGTAACGGCTTTTCACAAAAACGATTACATCGACAGACTCACCAGGCTTGCCGATCTTTCGTTCGCTTTTCACCGCGAAACGTGAAGGGGAAGAATATTGATCAGCAGACGGCAAAACGATCAGGGTTTCATGGATGGTTCCGTTCTGGCCATCAAACTGATCGATCTTGTCGATCTTGCCCTGAAGCCTCATTTTCAGTTCGTTCGGGGTAAGCCTGACGACAGGTGTTGCAGGTTTAGGTTCATTGCTCATGGTGTCACCTCGTGATTGTAAAGCACCCTCAGCGGGCAAAGACGGGATGCCTATCATCCCGCGAAATAGTGGTATGCAGCCGGGTGCGGAGCTCGTCCGAAACCGGTTTGTAATTGGCCTGGAACTGGTCCAGGCTGTCCGCATAGACAACATGCGGGGTGATGATAACCAGCAGCTCCGTGCGGGTGGTATCCTCGCTGTCAAAACGGAACAGATGGCCAACGCCCGGGAGGTCGCCCAGGAACGGAACCTTGTTGCCGGTATTGGTCTTGCCACGGGATATCAGGCCGCCCAAGATCACCGGCTGGCCGTCGCGGATTGACAGGCTGGTTTTTATCTCCCTGGTCTGGATTACCGGGGAGCTGATCGAGCTGGTTTTATTGGCGATGGCGTTCGACACCTGTTGCGTTACGTCCAGGCTCACCATGCCGTCATGGTGGATCCGCGGGGTAACAATCAGGATGGTGCCGGTATCGTTATAGGTAACGGTCTTGTCCGTGGTCGGCTGATCGGTACCGAGACGTTCCGTCTGGGTGGTGACGATGGGCACCCGGTCACCGACCTTGACCAAGGCCGTCTTGTTGTTCTGCACGAAAATTTGCGGTGACGAAATCAGGCTCACATCCGTTTGCGATGCCAGGGCATTGACCACGGCAACCGGATCAGCCGCGGCGTTGAGCAGTGCAAAGGCAAAGCCGCCGGTGGCGGATGCTGAGACACCGGTAAATGAAGTAGTTGCGGTGGGGTTGAGTTTCGAGCCGCCGATTTTGATAGCGCCGCTCTTAAGCGCCCATTCCACGCCGAAGCTTAGGGAGTCGCCGAGGGTAACTTCGGCCACCAGCACGTCAATGAGCACCTGGCGCGGCACGGTGTCGAGCTGCTCCAGTACCTTGACGATCCGGGAATGTTCGCCGCCGGTTGAGCGGATCAGCAGAACATTGCCGGAATCGTCGGGAATTATGGTCGGAGTGTTCGGTCGGCCGGGGGTGGCCGCCGGCGGCGGGGTGTAAGAAGACATAACCGGCGCCGGAGATATGGAGTCAGCCCTTGCCTGAGCCGGGGAAGGAGGAACCGGCGGGACAGTGGGGCTGGGATTGTTCGAGGATGACCAGGTCATCGAATCGGAGACAGTGGCGGAGTATAGCAAGGCGTTGATCAGACGCGACAGTTCGGAAGCCAGGCCGCAGCGCACCCGGTACAGGTAGATGTTTTGCCGGGCATCGGCTGGGATGGTATCGAGATCCCGGACCCAGCCGGAAACCGTATCCACCATCGAGGCATCACGAGACAGGAGCATTACCGATTGCAGCCTGTCCAGGGATACGACCTGGACGGCTTCCCGGCCTGGATCGATTGCAGACAATGCCTGCTGCAATTCGGCAACAAGGGTGCTGGTGGGGGCATTCTGAACCGCGATCATGCGGACATGAACGCCACCGAGGTCATACCGTTTTTTCACCCCGGCAACCGGGTGGATTACAGAAATCGAGCCATCGTGCCGGATATCGAGTCCATGCACCTGCAAAATTTCGCGAAATGCGGCAAACAGTTGCGGACCGGAAAGGGTCTGACTGGTATGCACTGTGACCGTGCCGGTGACAGCGGGATCAACAACGTAGTTCACTCCGAGGCTTTCGGTTACAACCTGGATGAAATCCCGCATTTCCACGGCATCAAAATCCATCCGGACGCCGGAAGATATTTCCTTGGGAGGCAAAAACTTCTTCTCTCGCGGTTCGCTGACAATGCGAACATCGGCGGTAGTCTCGGGCTGGAAAATCTCGACGCTTACCGACCCGGCGGGACGCGATGCGGGAACAACAGGCGCGGGGGTTAACGGCAGGCTGTCACGGTGCCCTTGGACAATTGGTGCGCAAGACGACAAGAGCACGGCAATAAGTAACGCTACCGCGCTCCGCTTGGTGTTCGGTGAATTTATGATTATGAAACTGCCCATAATCATAAATTCACCTCTGGGTATGAATTGCGACGGGTATGGAATGAAGAAAATTCATCGGGTGACGAAGACTGGAGCTCGATTCCTTTTAAATGCAGGATCGAATCAAGGAAAGGCATCTGAGGGAGGGCTTTTGCCTCGAAAATATCGAGACATACATCATCGACGATGAGTTTCAGAAAGGTGGTCATCTCAACGCCTCAGCGGGAATACAAATCATTGAAAAACTCGTTAGAGAGCGCTTAGTGCCTCGAATACATTTCGTACCACGATTGGTACTTGCCCGTTGCCAACGGCTTTAAGTCGCTCCACATTATCGGCCACCCCATTACCGCTTCCTGCATTTCTGGACACGGTTTCCATCCAGTCTGCAAGCAACGCTCGATGGTTGTCTGCCGGTAACGTCCTCGGCCAATTGTGTTGGCGTTGAATCCCCAACCATGATGAGACATGGCAGCCGTCGGGGTAGGCCAAAATGAACAATCTTTCCCGTGTTTGTGGCGCACCGAACATACACGCCGAAAACACATCCCAGACAGCAGAATACCCGATCTCGGCCAGGCCCCGAAGAATATGGCCAAAGTATTCGTGGTTAAGGAGATTTGCGGAGTTCTCCAAAAGCACTCCCCGGGGACGGACAAGGCGAATGCACTCAAGCGTTTCCGGCCAGCGGTTTCGTTCATCATTGGCGCCAAGTCCTTTCCCGGCAACGGCAAAGGGCTGGCAGGGGAAGCCGGCTGTAAGGACATCAACCATTCCCGAATATGCGCCGGCGTACCCGTCAGTGATGAATGCACTGATATCGCCAAAGATAGGGGCGTCATCGAGGAAGCCATCGGCAATTCGCTGTTTGATAACTCGCTGGCAGTGTTCATTCCACTCCACATATCCTATGTGTCGAAAGCCAAGTAG